ATGAAATTTAAAAAATGTCTTCTGCCTGTGGCAATGTTAGCGTCATTCACTCTGGCAGGATGCCAGTCAAATGCTGACGATCATGCCGCCGATGTTTATCAAACCGATCAACTGAATACCAAACAAGAAACTAAAACCGTTAATATTATTTCCATTCTTCCCGCAAAAGTTGCCGTAGACAACTCCCAAAATAAACGGAACGCACAAGCCTTCGGCGCGCTTATTGGCGCAGTCGCTGGCGGTGTTATCGGCCACAACGTCGGTTCTGGCAGCAATTCCGGAACGACGGCAGGGGCAGTTGGCGGCGGAGCTGTAGGCGCGGCAGCGGGTTCTATGGTGAATGATAAAACCTTAGTGGAAGGTGTTTCTTTAACCTATAAGGAAGGCACCAAAGTGTATACCTCTACCCAGGTGGGTAAAGAGTGCCAGTTTACGACAGGTTTAGCCGTTGTTATTACCACGACGTATAACGAAACGCGTATTCAGCCAAATACCAAATGTCCTGAAAAGAGCTAATAATCAGGAGGAGTCATGAAGAAAGTTTTTCTTTGCGCCATCTTAGCCTCCTTAAGCTATCCGGCTATCGCCTCATCATTGCAGGATCAACTCTCTGCTGTCGCAGAAGCGGAACAGCAAGGTAAAAATGAAGAGCAAAGGCAGCATGACGAATGGGTCGCGGAGCGCAACAGGGAAATCCAGCAAGAGAAGCAACGTCGCGCAAATGCCCAGGCCGCCGCTAACAAAAGAGCGGCAACGGCAGCGGCAAATAAGAAAGCTCGTCAGGATAAACTGGACGCCGAAGCCACTGCGGACAAAAAACGCGATCAAAGTTATGAAGATGAGCTACGCAGCTTAGAGATTCAGAAACAAAAACTGGCGCTGGCGAAAGAAGAAGCCCGCGTTAAGCGAGAAAACGAATTTATCGATCAGGAACTGAAGCACAAAGCTGCGCAAACCGATGTGGTGCAATCTGAAGCTGACGCCAACAGAAATATGACTGAAGGCGGTCGCGATCTGATGAAAAGCGTGGGCAAAGCAGAAGAGAACAAATCGGACAGCTGGTTTAATTAATCGATGTTAGTAACTTCAAGCCTATGATTCTTGAAGATAAAAAACCCTCTGTAGTAACAGAGGGTTTTGTTCATTCATAGTGCAGGGATTAAAATCATTCCCACTCAATTATTTACGACAATCATAACCAATTGAGTGATAACATTTTTCCAAAACCAAATTTTTCCCGTACCGTTTTATATACCGTCACCGAAAATCAGTACCATGAAAAATGCCATGCTATCTGGTCAGGGTGTCGTACTGTTTTTCGCAGACTCTTCCGGCTTCGACAGCCCTGTCAGCATACTCTGCCAGTTGTCTGTTTCTCTCGAGAGATTTACTGAGCACGTCGGCAAGCAAAACTCCGGTGTCTGCGGCTGACGTCCCAGCGCCGACAATGGCGTTATACTGCCTGAGCTGCTCACGGATGGCAACGAGCTGTTGCTGCAACCGGCCAGCGCGAGCGGCAGCATCAAGAGCATCATTGCGCGCCTGGTCGATCCTCTGCTGCGCTTCACGTTCATTGATCGCTTTCTCCTGTTCGTAGTGATGACGAACTCTCTCATCTTCGGTTTTGCGGTCTTCTTTCGCCTGCGCATACCCGGCGTCGTACTGACGACTGCCGTGTACATTCCAGGCAACAACTCCTGATATGACCAGAACAGCAAGCACCGCCATGATAATCAACTGTTTCCGGTATGCTTTTACGAATGCCCAGATCATGCCGCCAGCACCTTACTGGCAGTGACGTACCGCGTGCGCCGGTCGTCGATGCCATTCCTGCCACCATTGATAATCAAAGTTACACGTGCAATATCGCCGGGATACTTCATGCAGCCTTTGCTGGAGAAGAACCACGCCGCGCTACGAGCCGCGTATTCGTCTTGCGTCAACAGCTCAGGATTCTCCAGCAGGTCCACTTTCAGGCCGTTTCCGCAGTCACGATAGTTATTCAAACCGGTAATCTGGATAAGTCCGCGCCCACGGTAATTCCAACCATCACCGGGAGCATTGTTCCCCATGCGTTTGCTATACACCAGATTTGCGATCGCGCGCTGTCGCTCAAGTGGCAATGGTGGTTCACCAGCACGGCGTCCCAATGCATTAGCCTGCCCTTGGGTGAGACGCCCAGCACGAACGAAGTTGGCCAGCCCGGTAACGCTGTAGTTGAAATTCTCCTGCAACCGGGTGAAGCCTCCAGACTCATGCCCGACCATAGCAATAAACATTGCCTGATCTTCGGGGTTGCTGATACCAAACTCTTTCATCGCAGAAGTTATATGCAAGAACCAGCGTGCGGCCAGCGCCTCGCTGATACCAGCAGCTCGCTGGAATTGTTTAATCTCCATGTTTAGACCTCGATATTTTGAAAATCTGAACAACGTTACCGCGTGTTTTAATAACCGCAGCAAGCATAACAGCGTTGATAATGACCTCAGGTAAATCCACAGCCATTGGCGTGCATAACCAGATTGCATAGACGACACGAACAGGAATACTGGCCGCAGCAACAATAAGGAAATAAGCAAGCCCCCCCCCATCTTCGGTGTTGAGAGCCATTACGCCGGAATGTGACAACGCGAATTGCTATTCCCGAACAAATAATCGCATTGGCAATAAGCAAAAAAAGCTCATGAGTTACCATTGTCTTTTCTCCCCGGAATTAACTCACGTGGATTATCTGAACGATGGTAGAGCCATATACCAATACGTACAGCGACAATCGCCGATACGAATGCTCCTGCAGAAAAGACGATCCCTTTCTCGAAAGAGTCCTGTGTGATGGTAGGGATCAGGCTGGCTATGCCGATAAGAATCGATGCTGCTGGTTTGTAAAAGAGAAGGCCGCAAAGAAAGCTGAGAATAGACAGGAGCACCCGGCGGCGGATCGGATACTCGACAGCAGAGGTAACAAAAATCACCGCTCCTGACAAAGCACCGAGCACCACCTCTGGCGGAACGCCTACGATAACCGCAGCAAGAGAACTCATACTAAGCCACTGATTTAAAGCCCCATCTGTTAGCTGAGCTGACATAAAAACCACCGTTTAATGTGCATAAGACCCTCCTTAGTTGGTGAGTTTATCATACACAATAAACCATATATGGATTAAAGTTAATCAAGCAAAAGACTACCTCCCCAGGAGGTGGTTTAGGGATAACAATAAAAAGATGGCGCATTGAGCGCCATCATATTAATTATGTTTGTTTGCTGCAATGTTAATAAAATACCTTTCAAAAAAATGGAAGGTTAAACATGACACAACACAAAGAAATATAAAGACAATAGTTAGCTGAAGATAAAAAATACCACCACTCATAGGAAGGTTGTTTTCTTTCATTACTTTAAAAGCGACATAAAAAATCACCCCCTGAAGTAGATATATACTGTAACTAGCCTCTCCAAGCCTTATAAATCCCTTGGTTCTAAATAGACCAAATAGATCGGCACCTGAGCATACAGCAAAGAAACCTATCGCTGAAACAAATATGAGCTTTGTGCTAAGAGTGCCTGGTGAAAGTATAATAATGCTTAATATTGATGCAACCAACAAAATTTCTGATTGCAATTTTGTTATTTTCACCAGCAATGTTATTTCTTTCACCAACATACCAAAACAAAAAGCCGCCCATAAGTTTGCTTTGGCATCTGGGAAAAATGATGGTACAAAATACATGGATAAAAAAGTAATGGCTGAGATGAACTCTAACGATTTTTCTCTAAATAAGTAAAGCAAAGGAAGAATGAAATAAAACCCCCACTCCCACACAAGAGTCCATGTAACTCCAGCAGTTACATATCTTGAGTTAATCATCCCGTTTATATCTGGTCTTATATTCGTAAACCCACAGTCAAACCAATACAAATAGTTCTGATACTTCTGAATAAAATCAGATGGAAGCCCTGTATAATACAATATTACAACTATAGCCAAAAGTGATGACAACCAAGCCATTGGCAAGATTCTAAACAGCCTTCCCTTATACATTGAAATCCAGTCAACACGCTCTGAGTCTCTTATTTTCCCCCAAAATAAAAAAGCAGTAATCATGAAGAAAAAATAAACCCCAATATTTCCTATATAGTACATAAATGATGATGTGAACCACCATTTATTATTTATGGTAAAATTCAAAAAAAAGTCCATATGGTCAAAGACGACCATTGATGCAAGTATATATCTTACACCTGTTAATTGCATATTTCTATGCAGCTTCACGCCTTTATCCATAAATGAGAATAAAGGCATGGAAAATATTAAAGAAACAAATAATATAGAACCAAAAACCCATATTGCTAAATATATGCTATTCTGCATGATTGACACCATTTTAAATATTTATATTTAAATTATCACACATAAATAAATATAACAATAGTGCCAATCACATCAGTTATTGATTAAACCACACTTAACCAACTTGAACCATTCGCAACAACTGGGCCAACTCCACCAGCAAGACTGGTATTTGTGTTGTAACAGTGACTCCCCCTAACCGCAGTTGCGTTACTAACATCCGCAAAAATACCAAACCCTTTAATCGCCCACGTGACCCCTGAAACCGGTGTAGATGGTATAGCTGAGTTTCCATACTGCATATGCCCACTTATATTTACAGAGCCAGTTGTTGTGGTGAAAACTTCACCCGTTTTACTTGATACGACATTACCGCCGCAAATAACAGAATAGCCACTAACCAGACTTGTTAATTTGTCTGGCCTGTTGAAAAATCCACCGATAAACTCAAACGAGGGAGTGGTATTGTCGTAGTTAACACCAGTACTTATAAAGCTATAACCATTAGATTGGGTTAATTTGTCGAAGATAACTTTCTCTACTTTACCACTAGACTTTCTGATCACCGCCTGCCCGGAAACCAAATCAATATTCCCCGAAACAATAACGGTGTTTATCTGCCCACGGGTGATACGAACTCCGGCTGCGTCCGACACACTGGTAGCAAGTAAGGTTTTATCGAAATTAACATTAAGATTGTCTATGCGACTATTGTCGGCACCAGCACCATCACCCCCTACCTCCAGAAAATATGCGACATCACGAGGGCACCGACATTCCAGATTGTAGACACGAACTGCTGATGAGCCAGCCGTCCCAGTGGTTACCGACACTACAGGCACAACTGCTGCCGAGTAGTTAGCCGAGATAACGCCGATTACAGCGTTATCGACGGTAACAGTACCAGTCCCTACTGTTTTAAATTCAATGGTTCTGTAGCCAGCGCCAGCAATTCCACCGACATTGTCGATATTCAGTGTTTTCACGTTGGTTTGTGACAGATTTGGTCCATCTGTCCACACCCTGATTACACTATGCTGGTAGCTACCATAAACACCATCTATGCTCAGGTGGCGAACAGGTGTTGTGCTGTTTCCTGCAACCTTTACTGCACATAAAGAATTAATGCCATAAATGCCCTTAACGTCGATGTGATTAAACGTTCCGCGCAACCCTAAATCGTAAGCAAGGTAATCCCCTCCGGTCATTGCAAACATGTCATCGCCAGTCGTACCGTACAGATCCCTTACGTAGGCATAATCAATAGGTGGCTGTAGATGAAGTCCATCAGAGTTGTTATTAAAACGAAGCCCTTGAGCATCAAGATATTGAACGTTGGCTACAAGGTAAGAATATTTTCTTGCACCTTTAATTTCCAGTCCACCACCTAATTTAACCCGCACTGCTGATGCAATGCAGATGCAATGCATTTCCATCCCATTCGAGGTGCCTCCCGTAGAATAGTTGTAGTCAACGGTCCCACCTCCCCATATCCCAATATAATCTGAGCGGTTACCAAGATCGGATGTGTTAGAAGCAAAACCTCCCGAGACTGTCCTGTTTGACAGAACATATTCCCATTTCTCACTTACAAATACCGGCCTCAGATTGCCAGACGCGCCTGAAACCGTAACGCCGGATTTAATTTCGATGTCGGTGTTATTAGGGACTATGATTGGCCCATTGACAAAAATAGTACCCTGATCTGCAAACACAATTCTCGTAATCGTGGACTTACCAGACAGATCGTTCAGCATGTTCTGCAAATTTGTAGAGTTAACGGTGGCACTATTTGTTGGTAAGACACCATAATCACTTACATAATAAATCCTATCTAATTTGTCTTTTACTGTCTGTAAAATCGCAAATGGTCCCTTATTTTTATATCCTGTTATTTTTGCACCATTGTTTGCTAACTCAATTAGAACATCTGAAGCCGAGCCTGATTCTGGCAAAACGGCAATTGGTCTCCCTACATCATTAAAAGCAAGAATTTTATTCGCTCTCTCTTCATTTGATGGTATCTGATCAACATAACTTTCAGGAACTCTTAGCGTCCTTTTGAAAAGGTTGTCGACATAATAGGCGACACTGTCAACATAATTTTTTGTTGCCGCATCCTGTGGATCTCGTGGGTCTCTAAGATTACGGATATAGTTGTTTAGCGCGTCGTACCAGTTCGCGATGCTTGATGGCTTACGCAGCGCAAGGCTAAACAAACTGCGAACCTGCTGAATCAACATCGTTAGCTTATCAAACGCATCCTCATGCACCTCAGCAAAAAACTTACCCTGATTGCGCAGATCAGTTTCCTGTGTAACCGGTAGCTCTCGTGATATAGAAATCCGATAACCGTTAGCCAACGCCTTCGACAGAATTACATTACCGCCGTTGTACCCTCCCGCACCAGTGACTGCGTAATCAGTATCAAGAGCCAGCACAGCGATATTTTCATCAAGGTCAACCACCTGTACTACCAGATCAGATTCCTGGAAAATCCTAAAGGTATAAGGGAATGAAGTCGTAACACCGTTACCTGTGTATTCGTTGTGGTCAACTTCTGTTGATACCGTCATGTTCAATCTCCGGATAGTCGCAGCACCCGTTGCGCCGCATACCCGGTTATTTTATTACCTTAAAAACCACATATGGATAGATAACCCATAAATACGAACAGATATCACCTTTCAGGTGATTTGCAAAACGTGCTGGATAGCAAATAAATTATTTGATACTGTATATTCATACAGTTATTGCATGGAGAAGATAAGATGCAGCAGTATCACTATCCACTGGAAAACGGATTTACCGAAAAGATTCACACGCCGGGAGGCGTCAGATCACTGGTGGAGGGATCGCACTTGATGAAATTACTCCGGGATCTCGATAAAGATGGATTTAATGTCGATGGTCCACTTGCCGAACTGACTGCACTGATTAACTACGTCACCAGCTCACAGATGTCTATGCAGGATCTGCAAACACATCTCGACTATTGTGCCGAACAATTACGAAAACAAACCCGGTAAATTTAAAGGCCGCAAGAGCGGCCTGTGACATGTCACGCTCACGTTATGACAAGCCTATGTACCCTGCTACACCAGATAATATCAAAACAACTGCAACAGCAAATTCGCCATCGTGAATGATACATTTACGGTTCATAACGCCAAGTGCAACAAGCGCAAACACAACAAGAATAAAAGCAATCATTTCTCATCCTTATTGCGGAGTGACATCCTGTGGTCGCCACCAGTATGTCTGGTTAAACTCTTTCTTCGAACGTTGCTCCATTTTACGCAAATAACCTGGTGAAAAATACTCCTGCATCTGGTTAAAGATCATGTGATCGAGAGCCGCCTTTAAGTACCAGAGATTCGCACCTGGCATCAGACCTTTCCCCAGCTTAACCAGATCACCACCAGTCTGCTCATTCTTCCCTTCCACAGCATTTAACGGTATGCCCTGAGCAATCTTCACTACGTCATCAACCAGACCAGCTACCGGGCCAAGCATCGACGCCAGCGCGCCGCTTCCGTACCTGGTGTGATCTGACAATAAAAAGTCACCGTAAAGGCCAAGACCACCACCTTTCAGTAGAGCACCAAGCCAGAATTTTGCGGCATCTTCTCCTGTCATCTCTCGAGGATTACGACCAGACGCAAGGTCGTTAAGTTGCTGCGACAAAGCGCCAAGAATGGTCGTACTGGCAATAAACGTCGCAATATATGCCGCACGCCCACCAGCAGACGGCATACCCATAGCGCGTGACCAGTGACGCATAACCACCGAGATAGGGAACGATTTAAACAGGAAAACACTTCTCGTTAATTCACCTTTCCATGTTCCACGCTGAATACCAGAACCGGTTATCAGTTGCTCACGTGCTCCCGGTGTAATAACAGCCATATCAACTTCTTCAGTTACGGCACCGAGCAGTTTACGCATTGCCTCAAATTTCACGCGTTCAGGCTCACCAAGATGTTTAACTGCTGAATCAGGGATACGCATAATGCTTTCCGGTGTCAGCATCGTATTATTGCCGTTCCCCCAGTCCTCCTGTTGCGCCAGACTCCATACGCTCCAGTCTGTGTCAGTAATCCCTTTGCTTTTCAGGATACGATAATCAGAATCATCGAGGCTATGAAGGTCTGGTGTCCGTGACACTACTTCTCCCAGGCTTCCCATCATGGTTACGCCATAGGCGCGCTTGTGCGCATCTGACCATGCTGTAAGCCCACTGGCACGCATTACCGCCGTTGCAGCCCAACGAGACACAGACGGCCCCATATTATCCATCGCCCAGCGGTTAACGCTGCCAAGTAGAGATTCCATCGCCAGACCAGCGCGGCGCGCCCGCGCAAGCTCAGTACGGTTCGTTGGGTCCATAGCTTCAAGCTGGTTGCGGAATAACTGGTTCATTGGAAGGTTGGTCACCTTCGCAGACAGATACATGGTTCCAAGATCAGAGAACGATGACAGCAACGCGGATCCGAGTCTGCTGGCAACCAGCCAGTTGCGGATATTGTCAGACCATCGCGCGATGTGCGGATTCGCTACAGGCTGTGTCTTTCCGGAAATAAAGTTGTACAGATTCTCTGTGTTGTTCGCCAGCCGCTCGACTTTACCGGTTTTACTCGGGTTAGCTGTTGCCGTTTCTGCCTTAACCTGATCAAGAAGGGAGCGGAAAACATGATCGGGGTTTGGACCATATGTTTCCACCAGAGCAATATCTTTACTGATACCTTCCAGGTGACCGACCATGATTTCCCATAGAGAGCGATCGCCATAAAGTTGTTGATATTGGAGATAGGAATCTGCATCTTTGAAATGTATCTGTCGTGATGCATTACCACGGTTAGCACGTGCGCCGGAAATTCGCATTCCGGTATCAGTAAGCTTATTCAGCCCACCAGTAGCGATCGTGTTATAAGCCTCTCCAAGAAATGCAGACAACTCGGCATCGTTCATCAGTTGTCCATCGGCTCGGGTATAATATTTGCGATCCAGCTTACCTATAACATCGCTAACCCACTTATCCTTTGATACCGCCCCAACCTTTTCCATAGAATGATGTTGAGGGATCCCCCAGTTTTCGAGATAGCCAATGTCCCCACCAGCATCATTAAACCGGCGGCGCAGCAGCTCTGTAACTTCTCTCCACGCCTTAGCACCTTTTCTTGCTTTAGCATTGCCAGTATTTTGCCCCCGCATTTCATATACCAGGTCACGTACGCCCGCTTCATCTTCAAACAGACCAAAAAAGCGAGGATCAACTGCTTCGAATGCCTCCTGCAATTGACTCAATGCATAATCACGGGTGGCTTTTGTTCTGGATTCAACAGAGAGGAAATTAGATTTACCGTCTGCATTAAAAGCTATAGTACGGTTAAGAGCGCCAAGTTTCCCATCAGCCCCTTGATAGCTATTGATAAATTTATCCAATCTCTGACGCGCGGCTATAGTGAGAGCCACACGACGTTTCTTTAATGCCGCTTCACCATGTCAGAAAACTCAAGGCGGAGATCAGCATCTTTAGGCATCGGAATACCTTTCGCGTCATCAGTACCTTTACGAGCCGCCGCGCCAGCAAGAATTGTCTGCGCAGCGGTTTCAGGAGACACGGAAACATCCGGATTAAACCAGTTTTTTTCTGCCAAAATACCACCTGGCTTATCCATCAGTATCCCGGCAACGGCAGCAGATGGAGCGTTGGCACTGATCTGCTGTAGTGCTGACATATACACCTGCCCACCACCAGTGCTCTGCCTGATGGTAGCGGTCTGGATACGTTTAAGGGGCACCCTCCCTTGCTCGGGCAAACGAACCAGGTAGCCGGAATGTGCAAGTCGAGCGGTTTTATTCCGCGCACGGGGATTCACCATCCCGGCGATTCGGTGTGACACCTCGGAAGAGACGAGGGTGCAACGATGAGAGCATTTATGGAGCCGCGACAAAGTGTGGTGCCTTAACAGGCTAAGTGCTCTCAGCGTTGTGGCATTAGCTCAGTTGGACAGAGCAACCGCCTTCTAAGCGGTTGGTCGCAGGTTCGAATCCTGCATGCCACGCCAGAATCACGCCTAAGGACCGTGATGCCAGAAGTTCCAGGTGCTTGGCGGTGATGGTTTCCCTTGAAGGACTACCACCGCCCTTTTTACAGCAGGACGCCATTGCGATGACTTCATGCTGTAAACCCGTACAGCCACGGAAGGCATAACTCATTGCTTCCAGTTCGCCCACTTCAGTGGGCTTTTTTTTCTAGTGACTACTGATTACCTTATGGGTAATATGCTGCAAACAAATAACACAAGGCCGTGACATGCTTGACTTCATCCGTGACATTTACTCCTCTTTCCGCCAAGCATCTCTTGAGCGGGTGAAAAGCCCGTTCCTTGGGGCATTTGTTTTTTCCTGGCTTTGCTTTAATTGGCAGATGTTAGCAATTCTATTTTTTAGTTCTAAGGATATTGAAAAGCGCCTTGCTATTATTAATGGCTCTTTCGGCATCGTCAGCTTTTTAATTGCGCCAATATGCACTACAGCATTGATAGTTATCCTTTTACCGCAAATTAATAAATTAATTACAATAATACAAGATAAACCTAACTCAGACACAATTGAAATGAGCCTTGCATCTAAAATAAAGATCGCCGAACTGCAGCAACTATTAGCAGAAAATGAAGCAAGAAAGAAACTTGCTGATAAAAAAGAAGAACGCTTCATTGAAGAGAATATTATTTCAATAAAAAAAGACCATGAAAAAGCAATAGATAACCTTAAAGACAAAGAAAGTAAAATCTCAAATCTCACGGACACAATAACTGAACTTCAGAGCAAACTGGTTAAAGCTGAGGCCACTCTCAAAGTTGAACAGGAGTCAAGATCCCAAGTGCAGAATGAATTGATTATTGAAAAAGAGAACAAGCGGAAATTAGAAGACAACATTCTGCACCTTAATTTAAGTTTAAAAAAAAACCAATCAGAATTGGCCATTGCAAAAGAAGCCTATGATAATACCTTGATGGCTTATAATGAACTTAACACAACATTAAAAAAAGCAGAAAGCTCAATAATAAACTTCAACGCTAACTTTCCTTTTTTAACTGACATAAATAACAGCACCCCAAATACATACTAAAAAAAAAATAAAAATGCATGGGAGCATTTAGTTAGTTTAAATTTAAGTCTAAAGGAGAAAATACAAAAATAAATAACCAATCCACTATGGCATATTTACTCATACGGGTCATAATCTATTATAGCCTTACCCTGCTGCTGGCGCGGATCATTAAGTTTTTTTGTGACCGGAAAAGCAAACGTCAGCAGTAGCGCATCGCCTTTACCCGGCGAACGCCCAAGCCGCTCCTTGATATCTTCCTTCGGTTCGATAACGATTTTACCGTCCACGCGAACTTTGTACTCTGCCGCCGACAGGTCGTCCGCTGTTTCCTGGTCATCCAGCATGCCGCCCAGCCTCAGCCATGTCTTGCATGAGTTGAACATCTCCCCACGCTTGTTAAGCATCTGCGGGTCAGTGGACGCACCGCCGAACGGAACAAGTTGCCATGTACGTCCCCAGCCATCACCGATTGACTTCAGACCAGTTCCGTAACCGAAGTCGATGAACACTGCGTCAGCCTGGTACTGGTCTTCAAAGTCAGCGATATGCTTCGCCATAATCAGATCGTCAGTGGTCTTGTTGCCAGTCCACAGCACCTTACTGTGCAGCCCCTGCCGCAGGTATATCACAGCGTCATCAACGCCGGAGTATGCCGGGTCAACGCCGATTATCACCGGTGCATGTGCCACCTGCGCAGCAGTTACCACCCGTTTCATTGCCTCGTCAGTAAGACCGGTAGGGATAAACTGCAATTCAGATGCATCAGGGAATATGCCGCGCACACGGATTTTAACGAAGTCGCTGTCTTCCCCGTAGTCATCAACCCATTTCTGCAATTGCTGCTTGTTAGTACCTTCCACCGTCCGGCTGTCAATCTGCGCAGTTTTCCAGCGGTGTTTATATTTGCGGAAACATTCACGGAAACGTCCGGTATTACGCGTCGGGTTTCCGAACGCCACCCAGATAATCTCAGTGTCTTCGTCCGTAAGCGCACCCTCAGCAACTTCCCACACCAGATCCGCAATGTTCGACGCTTCATCGAATACCACGATGATGCGTTTGCGCTCGTTGTGTAGTCCGGCGAATGCCTCAGTGTTGTGCTCAGACCAGGGGATTGCGTCAGCTCGCCACCGCTTGTCGTGCCCAGGATCATTGCTGTACATCGCAGTAGCGGTACAGGTAAACCAGTCTTTCGTGATAGCAAGGTTCGACCACTTGATAATTTCCGGCCAGGTCTTCGTTCGTAGCTGGTTGTCGGTGTTGGCGGTCACCACGACCTTACAATCCTCGCAAGTGGACATGCCCCAGTTGATCAGCATTGAGATGAGTGCTGATTTACCAATACCGTGACCCGAAGCACGTGCCAGCATAAGCGGCTGATAGCGCGTCTCGGGATTCTGCAGGTGATCACGTATCTCTCGGAACGCATCGGCCTGCCACTGACGTGGGCCGGAAGCATGTGCCAGTTCAGTCCCCTCTTCCCCCCACGGGAACGCATAGAGGGCATAGCCAAGCGGATCGTGAGTGAACCCTGCAATATCCTCGATCAACTGCTCTTCAGGAGATAACGCTGCATCTGTCACTGATTGCCATCCTGACGTTCTTTCAGTCTCTTCCTGGCTGCTGCTATGCGATCAGCAATTGTCACATTCACATTAACATCCATGCGTTCTTTGAACGCGTTGACGTCGACGTGCTTACCAATCAGTTCGAGGTTCTTCACCTTGTCAGGCCATTTAATTTTTTTGAGGATTGTCTCTATCGAATCCTCGTTCATGTTCATGATGGTCGATGACAGATCAAAGCCGCTAAGCGTAGTGCGCCAGATTTTCGGCCACTCGCGGATTGGCTTAAGGCTCCCATCGTCGTTGAGGATATCAATCACGTCCATCTGGTCGATCTCCACCAGGCGCATGAGAACGTAATCGGCACTGACGCGCATTCGTTTGTTGCGCTCCTCCATCAACTCGGCAATCCGTTTTTGAATGCGTTCATCGCGCATCATGACACTGGCTTTAACTGCCGCTGTATTTGGGGAGAATCCTGCGTTAATCGCTGCCTGAGTCTGGTTTTCAGGCGTTTTGATGTATGACTGGCAATAAGCCTCCTGCATTGCTGTTAGTGGCTTAAATTGCGTTGATTTGCGTTTATAGGTTTTAGGTTCAGCAGACATCATAACCACCGTGGTAATAGTTACCGTTGTGGTAATAGTACCATGCAAAATAAAGCCGCCATAGTTGGCGGCAGTATTCAAAACCCGTCAAATTCATCATGCATAATCTACTCGTGACATGTCACACTATTAATTTCGTTTCATGCCAGCCTTTAGTCACCCAGCATTGCGAGTCACCATTACACGGGCATGAATTAACTGGAACTCTCTCGCCGCACTTACCGCAACGTTTTCTGCTGATCGATTTTATACGCCCGCGCACACGTGCATCATCCTGGCGGATCAGCAGCGCGATGTACTCGGCCATTTCATAGGGATCGCGACCAGGGCGCCGGGCGGCGCAGTTCCGCGCTAGCATTTCCTGCTCCTGCTTATCCAGCACCAGTTCAATTTTGCGCTCACCGGCGGCGGACTGCCGAGCGCGCTGCGCGGCTTTGCGTTCTGCGGGGGATTTAGCCACGAATCGCACTCCACGCCAGATTGATTAATGACTCCCAGGTAATATAAACCCGGATACCAGCAGCCAGGCCGAAACCAATCACCATGGCATAAAGCAGAGCGTTGCACTTGTTCATCACTTCACCTCCTGCGGCGGCTCCGGTAGCGGCATCCAGTGTGACGGCTCACATACCCCCTCAACACCATTCATGTAAAAGAATTGAAATAACCCTTTACCTTTGTGAAACCCTACCATCTGCTCTTTTGTGTCTGAGCAATAAACCAAAACATCTTCTTCGCTTGGCATTCGCTCACTACAGCTTATCCAACCATCCGGAGTTACCGGAGAGTTGCTATTTACATCGAAGTTTGGCTCTGCGTCCTGAACCAGGAGGATGTAACCATTCTTGGCTGTATCAAGTTCTAACGCCTCGGTGACGGTGCCGAAATAGCGATTACCTAAATCAGCATCACAAGTGCTTACATCAATGGAAACTTCCATGCCTTCGATTAATTCTGGCAAGTTGTAAGTTTGGTTTACAGGCTCTGCTTCCAGCGATGCCAGAGCAATTCGTGCCAGTTCTTCCGCTTCTTCTGCTGGCAGTACAACGTTGCTACCAGGTCCGTATGTTTCGCGCCACTGCTTGATTGTCAGCAGTCGCTCTTTGGTAATAGTGGTCATATCACTCTCCTTTGATGCGAATGCCAGTAGCGCGGATTGCATCGATGACTTCAGAAACTTTGTATGCCATTACCGTTTGGTAATCATCGTGAAAATCTGTTCGATGAAGCATGCTGCTACGTTCCGGGAGCAGTATTTCCCGCGCTTCCAGTTCTGCAATGCGCTTACCTCCATCCGCGATTACTCCATCGTAATACTCACGCTGCTCGTTGAGTTTTGATTTTGCTGCTTCAAGCTCAACACGCAGTTTCCCTACCGTTAGCGCAATTTCCTCGTTCTCCTGGTCGCGGCGTTTGATGTATTGCTGGTTTCTTTCCCGTTCATCCAGCAGCGCCAGCACGGTTTCTGGTCCGGTCAGAAATTTGAAGGCGTTGAGCGCATCAATATCCACACCGTAATCTTTAAGTTCCTGTTCACTTAACAAATCATCATCAACTGGCAACATTAACAGGCGTTCCATTGCTGGAGTTGCACGTTCTGCCGCCTCACGCAGTACCTGATAGTCAATTGTCATTCTCGCCACCCTTCACAGTTGTAATCACTACAGCCTTCAAAATCATATGGGCTGTACTGCCAGGTTATTTTTCCGCAATGCGGACAATTCCAACGCACCTTCCCGCTTCGCGACTTCTTTCTTCTGTTCTGCTCTTTCAACCAGTCAGGCATGACCAAACCTGCGCCCTGAACCATTGTTCTGCGGTTAAATTTATTGATATTGAACGTCCGGCGCTTTGCTGAATCAGCAATGGAAAATGGCAACCAAACTATTCCTGGTTCGTTTTTGTTGGCGACGCTAAAGATGGTCGCTTTACTGAAGTCATCTGTTGGCAATCCACCGTGTTGAAGCCAGTAAACATCGTTGCCGTTCCAGCTACCTTTTTTGTAGGCCACATACGCAGTGCAATCTGGCTCAATCAGGTTTTCTGTAGGGATGTACTGGCAATCAACGTGCCACACAGCCATTGCATCCACGCTATCAGCGCAAACAGGCTGATCGATATCTCGACCACAATTCCAGGCTTTTTGGGCTTCTTCCAGCGTGTAAACATGAGCGCGATCGATATTAGAACTGTAACCATTGCCGTTATGGCAATGGAATGAAGCGTTATTACCCACAGTTTCACGCAAGCACATCATGTAAAAGCGGTTATTCACTGGATGACTCCTTTACGAAGCTGTTCAGCGATATCTTCGAGAACGCCATCAGAGAATGAGCGGTCAAAATCTCCTTCCGGCACATTAGCCATAAAATCAGTAGAGGTAAGAATCATCCGGGCAATATCCTCGGCGTTCTTCGCAGTATCATCAATAAAACCAGCTTTCCAGGCAGCCAACATTCTGTTCGCCACAAAGTAAGCCCCTTCCTTGCGTGCTTCAGTCTTCATTTCATCCAAGAAAGCATCGGTCGCAGGAGTGGTTTTTTGTGGTGATATGGCGATACGAATTGTTTCAAGAGCTGGATCTGTTTCCACTGTTGGCACCTTGATAAAACCAAGCTGCACGCCATTCATAATGAACGTGCGGCGATCCTCACATATCGCCTTCAGTCTCGCATTCTCCGCAGCCAGCACCGAAAACTTCTCGTGTGCCAACTTAACAGCCGCATCAGCCTGCTTAATTGACTCAATCGCTTTCTGCTGGTCTTCGGCCAGCGCATTAGCACGCTCCAGTTGCACTTCCAGTTGCGTTGCCAAATCGCTGATTCCATGGTGCACTCAACACAGTGTCCGTTGTAAACCCAGCGTTCACTGTCATGTCCGTGCTTACATGGTTTTCCGGTGTAGTAGCGTTTAAGTCCGCGCTTTGCGGCATCAATACGTGTAATGATTTCCATGGTAAGTACTGTTATTAGTATTGGGATTACGGTTATTTTGTGCTGACACAAAAAAAAGATCAACCAGATTTGGTTTTTTATTACCTTTGAGGTGCGAATAGATATGAAAAGACCGCCGGATGGCGGTCTACAGAGGGTTGTGGCTGGATATCATGAGTAGAAGAAGTATGCCAGTTCTGCTTTTGAGCGCAGCCATTGTCTTGTTTTACAGGCTTTAAAAAGCCCATTCATCAATACCTTACCTGGCATTTTGCGCTTACCTGTTAAGTGAGTCTGGATATAGTGACTCGTCGTTCCGGCTTCCTGTGCGAAGGCTTCACGCTCATCCGGAGTAAGTGCAAGCCAGTGCTTTTTGAAATCGAAATGTCCGTTATCGCTCATAGCTATTGCCTGATATTTATTTCAGATAATAAATATTCACCCATAAGGTAACAAAAATCAAGGATAGTTACCCATGGGGTGCATTTACCTGTTGGGTAATATTGCTTTAAATTGAATCATCTACTGATTCATATATGAGGCGATTTTCCAGAAAATGAAAAGTATCCAGGACGTCCGCAGGCAAAATCTCAACGACTTGATCGACCGTGAATTCAATGGTGTTCAGACGCGGATGGCAGAAAAACTTGGAACTCAGGCAAATCTGGTAAACCGCTGGGCTCTTGGCAAGAAGGTTATCGGCGATCAGGTTGCGCGAAAAATTGAAGCTGCCGCCAATAAACCCCGTAACTGGCTTGATATCGATCGCTCTCTTTCTCAGGAAGGTTTTCAGCCTGTCGGCCCAAGCGACATTGGTCAGCTGGCGGCTCACAACCTGGAGCGCTGGATGAGCGAAAGCCGCGACCTTTCAACACAGGGAAAACTTCACCGCGCATCCGGCGTAGCCCAGGTGACAATCAGCCGCCTGTTAAACAATGAGGTCAGCGTTTCCATTTCCACCCTGGAGAATGTTGCATCCGCATTCGGGCGTCATGGCTATGAATTACTGATTCACCCGCACGACCCTGCGACCATCAACTATGACCGCTCGCGCTACGCATTGTTACCCGAAACCGAGAAAGCAAAGATCGAAAGTTACATTGAATTTGTCATCAACCAGAACGAAAAAAACAAACAATAAAATCATATTTTTCAGTAAGTAAGCCGCCTTCTGGCGGCTTTTTTTATTGTCTATACGATTACCTGACGGGTAATTTTTTTAACTCATATCTATTGACATCAAACCAAATACGCATAATCATTACCTCAACGGTAACAGACCGAGGTAACAAATTATGCAGTGGAAAATCATCAACGGTTGGTACTGCGTTACTGCATGCGGATTCATGAGCTGGAAGTTCCGCACCTTACAGGAAGGCATTAAGTGGGCTTTCGTCAGCAAAGAAGCTCGCGATGTGGCCAACGATAACGAGATATGGGAGGGCTGATAATGAACGTTAATCAGCAGAAAAATCTTCAAAAAATCATGCTGGCATTCGACAAGGACTACCGCCTGTCAGAACAGCTATATGACCGACAAGTTGAACTGATTGAGAGTATCCGGCTTCATCAACTGGCCTCAACTTTCGACGTTGTAACAGGCAAAGGTGTTCGCCAGGAAGTGCTGGAAGCAGCTAAAGACAGCCCTGAGTTCGAAGAACTGATGGATTCCTACCGGCGCGAGGCAATGGCAATTATCGCCCGCTGGGATCTGGCTGATCAGATTGATGGGCAGAGGGACGCGGCATGAAACCAACGCTCCTCTCATTGCTGCGAGGTGGAAAACACAGCATCCGAGATATGGCAAAGATTCTTGGTATCTCAAAATCGAAGGTTTCTTGGTTCATCGCTGAGCTTGAACGTCGCAAATGGGTAAAGGTGACCAGGTGCGCAATATATTTCCACGATGGAACCCGTTCCAACAAGCAGAACGAATACAAGGTTAAGTTATGAATACTGGCATCTATTTCGATATCAGCAACGAGGATTACCACGCCGGTGACGGCGTGAGCAAGTCGCAGCTAGATATGGTGGCTAAGAACCCTGCCCTCCTGAAATGGGTTCAGGCAGCACCAGAAGACGAAGAGAAAAAGTCTGCACTGGATATGGGAACCGCATTGCACTGTCTGCTTCTGGAGCCTAGAGAGTTCGACAAACGCTTCATTGTTTCACCGAAATTCGATCGTCGGACGAAACAAGGTAAAGCTGACGAAGAGGCATTTCTTCGTGATGTGGCGGATATGGGGATTTCGGTACTTGATGCAGAGCAGTGGCGGAAACTGGAGCTGATGCGTGATAGCGCAATGGCTCACCCGGCGGCACGCTGGATGTTGGAAGCACCTGGTTACTGCGAAGCATCAATGTACTGGAACGATGAAGAGACTGGTGAGTTGTGCCGCATTCGTCCAGACAAATGGCTGAACGAGCACAACGTGATCGTCGACGTGAAAAAGGTTGCAGATATGGACCGTTTTGCACGCCACATCGAGGAATTCCGCTACCACGTGCAGGACGCAATGTACCGCGAAGGCGCAATGAGGGTTACTGGTCAGCCGCATGGTTTTTTCTTTCTTGCCGTGAGCGAAAGCATTGATTGTGGTCGGTATCCGGTACGCGTGTTCGAGCTGGATGCGCCGGATGTCGATGCCGGGCACGCTCTGTTCCGCCGGGATCTGAATACCTATCACGAATGCCGCATCAACGATGAATGGGGCGGAGTGGAAATTATTAAACGCCCTGACTGGGCACGTAAACAGGATATGTATGTATGAGCAATGATATCGCAATCACATCACAACCAGGCGCAACTGTAGGCACTGCTGCGGCAATCTTCAGCCCCGAGGGCATGAATCAACTGGTGCGTTTCGCGGAGTTGATGTCACAAAGCAAAGCGACTGTACCGAAACATCTTGAAGGCAAACCTGCCGATTGCCTGGCGGTGACCATGCAGGCGACACAGTGGGGAATGAACCCGTTCGCCGTGGCGCAGAAAACGCATGTGGTAAACGGAACGTTAGGCTACGAAGCACAGTTGGTAAACGCGGTCGTATCCTCTTCCAGCCTGCTGGCGACACGCCTGAATTATCGCTGGAGCGGTGACTGGTCGAATGTTAACGGCAAAACAGATAAATCACCGAATCTGACGGTAACTGTGTCAGCAGTTCTTAAAGGAGAAGCAGAACCACGTGAGCTTACCATCAGTATGGCGCAAGCCGGAGTGCGTAACTCTCCATTGTGGGAACAGGATCCGCGCCAGCAGCTTGCCTATCTTTGCACGAAACGATGGGCTCGCCTGCACGCTCCTGATGTACTTCTCGGTGTTTACACCCCTGACGAATTACAGGAAACGGCACCGCGCGTTGAACGAGACATTACTCCGCAAACAACTACGGCTGCGGGAATGAATAGTCTGATCAACGCTAAAACAGTGAAAAAGCCTGATGAGCAAACGCGTAAAGCGGATAGCCGTGATCCAGAAGAAATGCTGATGGCCTTTACCAGCGCAGCGATGAATTACAGCACTGTCTCCGAACTGGATAAGGCTTACAAATACATTGCACAAAAACTTTCAGATGATGACGAACTGCTGGCAAAAGCCACCGACGTTTACAGCGTTCGTCGGGAAGAATTAAACGAAACATCTATGTAACCACCACCGCGGCGCCACGCGCGCCGCACTGCAACCAAGAGAGGTATTTATGAAAGGTGCATTAGGTAAGAAGGAACTCCTGGCGGTGGTGCCACTGTCATGGAGCACTATCGACCGTATGGAGCGCGCAGGGGAATTTCCTAAACGCTGGTACATCACCGATAAACGCTGCGCATGGAACCGTGATGAAGTTGAGCGTTGGCTTGATGAACGTCAGGCAGCAAGCCCGGCAGAGTTCCAGGGTAAAAAGCCTCCTGTTCAGCGACGTGTATATCGTCCTGTGAGCAACGCTGCATGAGTGTGCTGCTAAGACACTGGAGCAAATGGTCAGGATGGTACTTATTCCTGGCCTCTGTTTCAGCATGGCTTTATCTGCTGGCATTAATTTTCAGAGAGGGTTGGATTAAGTGAGAAAGTTAAGCCGACTTGAAAAATATCACATGAACAAGGTTTCAATGCGCAGCCCTTCAAAGGTTGTTTCCGTTACTCCTGCGGCGATAGAGATCGAAAAACGCGCGATTGAAAGAGAGAAAAAAGGGCAGTTCCGCATTGCCGCTCACCTTTGGCTTCAGTGTATGGATGTTGCTTCTGGTGATGTTGAGCGTGCAAGGATCGCGGTTCGCAGGGACCAATGTATCACAAAAGGTAACGGCCTTCGCCGTGGCGACTATAGCGGAATAGGATGTTGTGGGGTGGTTTATGACTAAGAAATACACACTAATCTATGCAGATCCACCCTGGGTATTAGATAATGGCTTCCGGAAGTTGTAACGACCAGGAACCAGATATTCACTTCCACCAGCGCACATCTGCAACCCGACCAATATATCCTGTGCCTGTTTAGGCAGGTAAATAACGTGCGCCCGGCTTCCCTTCATGCGGTCTGAAGGAATTGTCCATGTCCATTTTTTAAAATCTATTTCGTCCCACGTTGCATTGGTGAATTCGCCTTTACGAACCATAGTGATAAGCACCAGCTTTAAAGCCATTTTCATAGTGCCCATAGCACCAATGGCATCCAGCGTACGGAAGAACAGGCCAATTTCTTCTGGTGTCAGTGTTCGCTCTCGTGGTTTAAATATGGCGATAGACGAAGGTTTAATGTCAGCTGCAGGATTAAACAAACCATGACCACGGTCATTGGCGTGACGGTATACGCTGCTGATGATCTCCCTGGCCTGCACTGCTGTTGCCCGGCCACCGCGTTCGACAATCCGGTCACACAAATCACGAACCATCGATGTGGTAATTTCAACCATCATTTTGTTGCCAAGAACCGGAAGTATGTCACGGTCGATCACCGCCTGCTTCATTGCGCGGGTACTTTCAGCCAGGATGACGTGTTTCATATAACTGTCGGTATGTACCGCAAACGTCTCGGCACCACGAATCTTTTTGATACCGTCACGTTTAGCCACAGCCGGCGACTGGCCTGCTTTAAGCAGCTTCTTTGCAGCAATCAGTTCTTCCCGCGCTTCTGCCAGGCTGATACCGTCACGCCCATACTGCCCGATTACCAGTGTTTCGCGGCGACCGTTGATACGGTAGTCATAGCGAAACGAGACCGTGCCTGACGTAAGCACAGCTACATACAGCCCGTCACGATCGGAGACCTTGTACAGTTTGTCCTGCGGCTTGAGGTTTTTTAATTTTGTATCGGTAAGCAC